ATGGCAAAAGTGCTCACTTCTCGACTCGTCGAAACCCAAAAACCGGCCCCTAAAAAGCGGCTCGAGATCCCCGACGGCGCGTTGCCTGGGTTGTATTTGATTGTCCAGACGAGCGGGCGGAAATCATGGGCCGTGCGCTACCGCGTCGGGGGCCGGCCGAAGAAATTGACGCTTGGCCCGGCGATCGCGCGGCGGTCGACGGAGGCGATGACCGCGCCGAAGATCGGCGAGCCCATGACGCTTGCGGAGGCGCGGGAGAAGGCCCGTGAGGCGCTTGGCGCGGTGTCTGAGGGCGCGGACCCCGGCGCGGCGAAGAAGGCGTCTCAGGGCGCGCTTGAGCGCGACACGGTGGAGGCTGTCAGCAAGAAATTCATCGTGGCGCAAAAGCGGATCAATCGGACCGGTGCGGAGACCGAACGGGCGTTCAGGAAGGAGGTGTGGCCGGTCATAGGAAAGAAGGATCTGGCAGCGGTCACGCGCCGGGACGCGGCAAAAGTCGTCGACGGGGTTTTTGATCGTGGGGCGCCGGCCATGGCGAACCGCCTTCATGCGAATCTGAGGCGGTTTTTTGAATGGGCCGTTGAGCGTGGCTACCGGGACGATAACCCGATGCAGGGCATGAGAAAGCCGCATCGGCAGGCGTCGCGTGAGCGCGTTCTTAGTGACGAGGAAATCGGGCTGATCTGGCACGCGGCGGACCGATGCGGCTACCCCTACGAAGGCATTGTCAAGCTCTTGATTCTGACCGGGCAGCGCAGGAATGAGATCGCTGGGCTGACCCGGAGCGAGATCGTCGCGGGGAAGGCGCCCAGGCTCGAGCTTCCCGGCGATCGAACGAAGAACGGGCGGCCGCATTCGGTGCCGGTTGCCCCGCTCGCGCTCGAGGTTTTGAAGGCAACGCCGCGGCTTCCGTCGACCGATTTTGTCTTCACGACCACGGGCCGCGCGGCGGTGTCTGGCTGGAGTCGGTTCAAGGACAGGCTCGATCGGCTTGTCGGCGATGTGCAGGCCGATCAGGCGCGGGAGCGGGGCGAAGACACGGACGATCTGAGGGCGCTTGAGGCGTGGACTCTGCACGATCTGCGGCGCACGGCGGCGACCGGCATGGCGCGGCTCGGTGTTGATCTGCCCGTGGTGGAGCGGATCTTGAACCACGTTTCGGGCAGCTTCGGCGGTGTGGTCGGGGTGTACCAGCGCCACGACTTTGAAGATGAGAAGCGCGCGGCGCTCAATCTTTGGGCTGAGCATGTGGCGCGGATCGTCGCGCGCGACGCGGCCGGCAAGGCGGCGGCCTGATCATGGAGACGGTCGAACCGGGATTCTATGAGGCTGAGGCAGATCCTCGGTTCGACGCTCTTTTTGCGTATATTTCAAGTAATTTCGGCGGCGATATCGCTTCAAGTCATGAAGAATATATCTGGAACGTCAATTCAACGATCCGTTGGTGCCTCGGTCGCGCGATAGTCGACGGCGACCGGCATCAAATGAGCAAGTCGTTAAAGCGTATCAGGACTGCAATACTTCGCGGATGGCGCGAGAGATATTTCAGGGAAATCGAAAAAGCGGGATGGGACGCGGTTTCGTCCGAATTGTTCGAGGATAATACAATCCATCAACTTGTTGTCATGACGCAGGCCGGCCCGGGGCAGGCGCTTGGTGAGGATTATGAAGCGGTCTGGGGGCGTATGGTCGGCGCGATCGACGCGGCGCTTGCGCGGCGCGGAAAGGGGGGCCGGCCGGCGCGGGACGGGGGGCCGCTCGACGACGCCTTGAGCGCGATTGTGGGACTGGTTGAAGGGCTGACAGGGCAAGAGATCAAGCCACCGCCGATCGAAACGCCGACGGCGGCGCATCGTCACGTCGTGCGGATTGGGGGGCTCTATGCAGAGTTCGGCCGCTTCGGCGCGGTCGAGACGTTGAAGTATTCAACGGCGGCCTGGGAACGCATCCTCAAGCAAATTTAAAAACTGGCGGGTTGTTGGAGTGTGATCCAACAGCGCCCCGCGCCATCATCAATCCATCGGAAAACGATGGAAGAGGTTAAAAGATGGCGCAAGCGAGCAAGCAACGCGAAGAAGAGTTGCCGCAGCCCGAGCTATTGAGGAAGCAAGATGTTCTGTCGATCCTCAACATCGGCAACAAGTCATTGCAGGGTTTGCTCAGAAAGGGCTTGTTCCCCCAGCCGTTCAAGATCGGAAATAGGCTTTTCTGGCCGCGTGAAGAAGTATACGCGGCGATTGATCGGCTGTCGGCGCAGCGCGAACCCCGGCGGGGCTGGTGATGCAGCCGGCCCGGAAGGGTGCCCGCGCGGCGCTGACAAGGAGGAAAGGCGAGCTTGTCAGGCTACGCGCTTGGCGGCTTGAGCACGGCGAAGTGATCACCGGCGCGGCGGCGCATGGGCTGAGGCTGGTGGCTTGTGATGTGCTTGTCTATTGGCCCGGCTTCAGGCGGCGGGCGGATGGAAAGCCGTATCTTTCTTCAAGGGCGACGCGGGCGGACGATCTGGCGACCGTCGACACGTTCGAACGATGGTTCTGGACCGACGACCCGGATCTGGTGGTCAGAGCTCTTCGTGAGCGCGAGCGCGCAGGCGCCCCGATGTCGCACGCCGACGCCGGTGAGCTGGCCGAATTGAGCCTGATCGAGGTGCTTGAAGTCGGTGTGTCAAGCATGCACGCGGTCGACGAAACACCCATCGAGCGGGCGTCGCGGCACCGTGACGCGAAGCGCGCGGCGGATCGGGCAAGAAGCCGCGAAAAGAGGCGCAAAAACGGGCTTCGACCACAGGCAAAAAGTCTCAGCAAAACAAAGCCTTGGGAGGCTTTGGGAATGTCCCGCTCGAAGTTTTATCGGGCCGGTTTGCACTGTGAGACAATTTTGTCGCGTTCTGTACTATTAAAAGGAAGCGACGAAACTGTCTCATTCGCGGCTCAGGCGGAAGCGGCCGCCCCACGCGCGCCGCTAGGCACGTACTCTATCTCCGGGCGAGGCGATCAGACGCATCGGCTCGAGGGCGCGCAGAGTGGGCGCCACGGCACCCCAGAAAATCAGAAAAAAAAGGCATCCGCCGCAGGGGGGTACATGTGAGGTGTGCTCGAGCGACAGGCGGGCCGTCGAGCGCAAGCTCGACCTCATGGCCGGAGGCCACCCCGCCGGGCCGCAAACACTGACCAATCAAAAGGAAGTTTGACCATGGGGAAAGTTCTGCAGTTCCCGCGCCGCGACCGCCCGGAAGCCCATGACCAGTACATGAACAATGATCACTCCAGCCCTTGGGGCTTTCAGCCGCTCTTCCCTAGCGGTCCAGGCCGGCGCTGGACTGCGAAGCAGGACGCCTACATCAGCGAGCTGTGGAGCTCCGGCCAACCACAATTCGGGCTGAGACAGCTTGCCGAAGCGGTCGGGCGGACAGAAGCGGCCGTGCAACAGCGGCTTCACAGGCTTGGCGTCAAGCGGCCGTCGCCGCGGGAGGTTGCCGAGCGACGCGCCAAGCGCGCGGAAGAGCTCCGCCGCCGGATTGACGCGCAAAAGATCAAGGCGTTCCCGGGCCCGGCAGCGGGCGGGACGTGATCACCCCGGCCTGTCATCAAAACAGATACAGGCCAGAAAGTTAGATCGCGATGCGACGAAGTTGTCTCACTCCGAAAAGGAAAGGGAAATCAGAATGATACAGTTCAACGAAGAGGCCGAGCGGGAGCTTGACCTTGCCGCCGGGAACATCCTGGAAGCGGAGCAAACCGGCCACCCTTGGCCCGGCTATGCGGCCCTGGCAGACGCGACGCGCGCGGCGGTTCGGCGCGAAGGTGGCGACGCGGAGATGCAGCGGAGCTTCGCGTGGGTGTACGTCCGTGAGCTTTTCATGCGCGTCGAGCAGGGCCGGCCGGCGCATGAGTCCACCACCATTCATTGATCAATCAAAAAAGGAGAACGAACCATGAATGAACAGCACACGAACCGCGTCGACGTGCCGGCCCTTGGCCCCGGCCGCTACGTCCAGATCAGCCTTGAGACCTTGGCGGACCTGGAGCGCCAGGCGATGGGCGCCAACCCCACCGAACATGATCGCGCCAACTGGTGGCCCCGCCTTGTCGGGCCGCTTGAGGCCCTGAGCCCGTCCGCGCTTCTCGCTTTCTACAAGACGGCTTTTTTTGAAGAGAACGGGCAGCCCGTCGCCGATCCGGTCAATGCGCTCGACGCAAGCGGACTCAATCATGAAACGCTTGCCGGCCATGCGCTCGATGCGCTTTGCCTCGCCAAGGCCGGGCGGACGTACGAGCAAGAGATTGCCCGGCTTGACGCGGAAGGGGATGAGTGATGGTCACAACGATCGGAAGTATCCGCGTCGACCTCGACGCCGACCTCGGCAAGCTCAGCGCTCAATTCGACAAGGGGCGCAAGATCGTTGACCGGGAGGGCGCGCGCATCGGGAAGCGCGTCCAGACCATCGACGGCGAGTTCACGCGCCTGGGCTCGACGATGCAGAAGGTCGGCGCAATCGGCGGCACGTTCACGCGCTCGCTTGCCGCTGGCCTTGCGGCTGGTGGCGGCGCTGCGGCCATCGCCGGGGTTCGCCAGATCGCCCGCGGTGTGGCTGAGATCGGCGACGCGGCCCGGCGGGCGGGTGTGGACGTGGAGGCGTTCCAGCGGCTCGCTTACGTGGCTCAGCAAAACCGGATTCCGGTGGATGCGCTCACGGACAGCCTCAAAGAGCTTTCCCTGCGCGCCGATGAATTTTTGACCACCGGCGCGGGCCCGGCGGCGGAAGCCTTCGCCCGCATCGGCCTTGCTGGCGACGAATTGCGGGAGGCGCTGCAAGACCCGTCCGACCTTCTGGTCACGATCATCGGGCGGCTGGAGCGCTTTGACCGGGCCGCGCAAATCCGCATCGCCGACGAGCTTTTCGGCGGCACGGGCGGCGAACGGCTGGTGCAGCTTATTGATCAGGGGGCGGCGGGCATTCGGCGCACCATCAATGAAGCCGAGCGGCTTGGCGTGATCTTGGAACAAGACGTGATCGACCGCGCGGACAAGATCGACAAAGCCTTCAACCGCATCGCCTCCACCGTCGGCACGAACCTCAAAGGCGCGGTGGTCACGGTGGCGGACGAGCTCAAAAGCGCGCTCGACCTTCTGCGCGACCTGGATCGCCGATCGGTCGAGACGCTTCGTCGCCAGATCGCCGACGCGGAAGCTGCGAACGCCCGGGCGCGCGCGTGGTTCGGGGACGCGTCGTCCACCTTCACGCAGAACAATGATCGCACGATCGCCGACCTGCGGGCAGAGATCGCGCGGCGTGGCATCGCGGCCGGGCCGACTCGCGTCCCGACGCGTGATGAGTGGCTTTCGCGTCCCGAGCCGGTGACCGATCCCGGCGGTGGCGGAAGCTCCAGCCGGGCCCGGTCGATCGCCCGTGAAGTCGACGCGTATCAACGCTTGATCACCACGACGCAGGCCCGGCTTGCCTCGCTCGAGGCTGAGCGCGCCGGCATCGGCCAAACCGACGCAGCGGCCGCCGGGCTCGCCATGCGTCAACAGATGCTCAATCGAGCCACGCAACAGGGCGTTGACCTTTCCCCCGAGCAGCGCGCCCGGATCGAAGAGCTCGCCGGCGAATACGGCCGCTTGCGCGCTCAGACAGACGCGGCGCGCGAAGCGCAAGACGGGCTTCAAAATGCGATGGACGGGCTTCAGCAAACGGGCGCCGACACGATCGCGAGCCTGATCGACGGAACGTTCAACTGGCGCAACGCCGTCCGCGATCTTATCCCGGTCGTGTCCGACCTGATCAGCGAGCTTTCGAGGGCGAACCGGATCGGCGCGGGCGGCGGCGGTGGCGGCATCGGGGGGCTTGTGACCACCGGCCTGGGCTTCGTGTCTGCGCTGTTCCGCGAGCAGGGCGGCGACGTGGGGCACTTCGGCCCGCGCGTCGCGGTGCCGGCGGCGGCCTTCGCCAACGCCCCCCGCTTCAAGGGCGGCTTCCACCAGGACGAGTTCCCGGCCGTTCTGCACGAAGGCGAAAAGGTGCTCAACGCCATGGAGGCGAAGAGCGTCACGCCGACCATGCGGGGGCTGACGGAGCTTGCCGGCGGCGGCATGTCCCGCGTGCGGATCTCGCTGTCGCCTGGCCTTGAGGCCGAATTGCTCGAGGAAGCCCGTATCCAGGCCGTCGAGATCGTCGATGACAACAACCGGAAGGTCGTGCCGGACATCGCAGCCGAGGCGGCGGCGGAGTCGTATTCCAACGATCCAGATCCGAGATGGGGAAGATGAACATGAACAGGCGCGGGGCTTTGTGTCCCGCGCTTGCTTGTCAAGTGTGATAAATAATCTGAAAGAAGACCGGATAATCGCATAACGAATATTGTGCGAAAAATCCATTGACAAGCAACTTTGTTGCGAAGAGGTGATTTTCGCGTTATGTTCTCCCTCGAATGTCAAGGAGAAACAGCGCGGATGTGGCCTTTTAGCCCAAAAAAAACCGAGGAAGCGGTCGAGAGTTTCGACGACACGCGCGCGCTTGATCTCGTGAGCGAAGGCGGTGTGGCTTGGCCCGGCGGCGCGCTTTCTCAGGCTGGCGTCACGGCTCACACCGCGCTTGAAAGCCCGACCACCCTTTCCGCCGTCCGAGCGATCAGCGAGACGGTCGGTGCCATCCCGCTTCACACCTATCGCCGCGCCGACAACAACGGCCGCGACCGTGCGCCGGATCATCCTTCCACAGCCCTTCTGTCGCGGCGCGCGAACCCGTGGACCGGCCCTGCCGAGCTCCGCACCCGGCTTGTCTTCGACGCACTATTGCACGGCCGCGGCGTCGCCATCGTGTCGCGCGTGAATGGCGAGCCCCGCGAGCTTCATCGCGTCGAGCCCCATGCCGTCGCGGTCGACATGACCAGCGGCGAGCCGGTGTATCGCATCACCACCGGACGCGAGACCCGCGAATATCCATGGCGCGACGTTGTGGACGTGCTCACGCCTGGCAGCGCGGTGGACCGGCCCCTTTGCCTCACGCTTACCGGACGCGAGGCAATCGCGACCGACATCCTCATGGCCCGCTATTGGCGCCAACTGATGCGCAAGGGCGCGCGCCCCGGTGCCGTCCTGTCGGCCGACAATGACGCGGTTCTGTCACCGACAGCGTTCGACAATGTTCTCAAGCTGATCAAAAAGCAGGCGACCGGAGATCGTGCCGGTGAAACCTTGGTGCTTCCTGGTCGATTCAAGTATACGCCGCAAGTCTTTTCAAGCGTGGACATGCAATTCACGGAAAACCACGAAGCGGCGAAAAATGAGATCGCGCGTATCTTCCGCGTTCCTCCGACGATACTTCAGGATTACAGCCGCGCGGTGTGGCGGAACCTTGAAGAGTCCGCGCAATCGTGGCTCGCCTTCGGGCTTCTGCCATGGTTCGAGGCCGTGGAGTTCGCCTTTTCCCGCGCGCTGATCGCCGAAGACGAGCGCGACGACGTCTTCCTCGAACACCAGCTTGCCGAGCTGACCCGGCCGAACACGCTTGCGCTCTACAACGCCGGCCGCACAGCCACGGGCAGCGCCGTAATGACTGCCAACGAATGGCGCCGTGTCGCGCTCAATCTGCCCCCGATCGAAGGCGGTGACGAGCTGGTGAGACAGGCGGGCCAAACCGGCGCAACCGGCGAAGATCAAGGAGGCCCGACCGATGCGCAAGACTGAGCGACGCGCCGTCGAAGTCCGGTTTTCGACCGATGACGAAGGCGAATTTGAGGGCTATGCGGCCCGCTTCGGCGAGGCTGACACCTACGGCGACGTGATCAACCCAGGCGCCTTCGCCAAGACGCTTGAAGAACACCGCGCCGCCGGAAGCCGGCCGGTCATGCTGTGGAGTCACGACCCGGCCGCCGTCATCGGTGTGTGGGAAAGCCTTCAAGAAGACGACACCGGCTTGAAAGCGCATGGCCGGCTTGTCCTAGCGACCGAAAAGGGCCGCGAGGCTCATGCTCTTCTGAAAGCCGGCGCACTCAATGGCCTGTCCATCGGCTTCCGCGCCCGTGGCTTCAAACGCACCCGCACCGGCCGGAACCTCTCCGACGTGGAGCTCGGCGAGATCTCCCTTGTCGCGCTCCCGGCCGCCCCGCGCGCCCGCGTCGAAGCGGTCCGTTCCTTCACTCCCGACCACCTCAACACCTTCAAATCAGCGTGTCGCGACGCGGCCCGCGCCTTCCAAAAGAGGACCACATGACCTTCCATCCTCACCCCCTTGAGACGCGAAGCGCGCCCGACGACGACGCCGGCGACCTTCACGAAGCCACGCGCGCCGTCGAAGAGCTTCGCACCGCTGCGGAGCAGTTCCGCGCGGATCTCGAGACGCGGCTTGACGAGCGCGTCGACTCCATCACCGGCCGGATCGACACCCTCGAGACGCGCCTGTCGCGCCCCAACGTCCAGACCGGCCGCGACGACGACCTCGAGCGCCGGGCCTTCGCGGCGTACTTGCGGCACGGCAGCACCGCGCCGGCGGAAGAGATCCGCGCCCTGACCGTGAGCGACGACAGCCAGGGCGGCTACCTTGCGCCGCCGGAGATGGTCAACGAATTTGTGCGCGACCTCGTGGAGTTTTCGCCCATCAGGTCGATCGCGAGCGTGCGCACGATCACGGCCCCCAGCGTGCGCTACCCGCGCCGCACGTCGATCACGAACGCCAAGTGGGAAGGCGAGGGCGAAGAGTCCCCCGGCTCGCAGCCGGCCTTCGGGATGCTCGACATTCCCGCGCACCGGCTTACGACGCATGTCGACGTGTCCAATGAGCTCTTGGCCGACAGCGCCGGCGCGGCCGAACAGGAAGTTCGCCTTGCGCTTGCGGAAGACTTCGGCGCGAAGGAAGGCACCGCCTTCGTCAACGGCACCGGCGCCGGCCAGCCGGAAGGGCTCATGGTCAACCCGTCCATCGCCGAAACGATCAACGGCCATGCGTCCAACCTCAGCGCCGACAAGCTCATTGACCTCATGTATGCGCTGCCCGCGGCGTATCGCAACGCCGGAACGTGGACGATGAACGGCAGCACGCTTGCGGCTGTCCGGAAGCTCAAGGACGGCGACGGCCGGTTCCTGTGGCAGCCGTCCTATCAGGCCGGGCAGCCGGAGACGATCCTTGGCCGCCCTGTGATCGAGGCGGTCGACATGCCTGACATCGCCGGCGGCGCCTTCCCGATCCTCTTTGGCGACTTCGCTCAATATCGCATCGTCGACCGCATCGCCCTCGCGATCCTTGCCGATCCCTATTCCCAAGCGACCCGCAACATGACGCGGATGCACGCCACGCGGCGCGTCGGCGCCCGTGTCCTGCAGCCGGCGGCGTTCCGCAAGCTCAAGATGGCTGCGTCTTAAGGAGGATCTTCAATGCGAGACATCGCCAACAATATCAGCGTTTCGCAGGCCATTGCGCCGGCCGTGCTGACCGCCACCGTCACCGGCGACGCGATCGACCTCGTGGGCTTCAATTCGGCCGCGATCGTCATCAACACCGGCGCGATCGCAGGGGCCGGCGACTTCACCGCGACCCTGGAAGAGTCCGACGACGGCGCGACCGGCTGGACCACGGTCCCCGCAGACCGGCTTGTCGGCGCCTTCCCCGACACCCTCGAGGCCGATGCTGTCGTCAAGGTCGGATACATCGGCTGGCGTCGCTTCGTGCGTGTCGTGCTCACCAAGAACGGGGGCACGTCGATTGCCGCCGGCGCCACCGTGCTCAAAGGCCATCCTGCACAAGCGCCTGTGGCCTGATCAGAACATCCGGGCGGGCTGCCGTCGTGCCTGCCCGGACTACCGGCCGGCCCCATAGCGCCGGCCGGGGCCGGGTGAGGCGGGCTCTCCTTCCCCCTCACCCTGGGGCGGCCGGCAACCGCGCAGCCGGCCGCCCCTGATCAACCAAGCGCGACAGGATCGAACACCGGCCATGCCTTCACGCCCCCCATATATCTGCCGATGCGGCCGCAAGGTGCCGGCAGGGCATGCGTGTGGGTGCCGGCTTCCCGAAGTGCGGGCCCGCAAGGCCGCAGCCGATGCCAAGCGCCCGACGGCCGCGCAGCGCGGATACGATGGCAAGTGGCAGCGTGAGCGCGCCGCATACCTCAAGGCCTATCCCGTCTGTTCACGATGCGGCGCACCGGCCACGGTGGTCAATCACATCACGCCGCATCGTGGCGACCGCAAACTCTTCTGGCGCCGCGCCAATTGGGAGCCCGTGTGCGCCCCTTGCCACAATGGGCCTATCCAGTCGACGGAACGCCGGACCGGCCATCACGCGCAGAGGATCAACCACCAATGACGACAGAGATCATCCTGTCCACCGTCGAGCATCGGGCCACCACCGGCTCAACCGTCGCCGTCGCCAACGCTCAGCACACCGCCCGTGCCGTCGTCACCGCCTCCGAGACCTGGGACGAAGTCCCCCTTACCGCGCCCGGCGCGGGGCTCTTCTGGATCGTCAAAGCCATCGCCGGAAGTATTGTTGCCCGCTTTGGTGACGAACCCGAGACCGCCGGAAGTGAATGGATCGTGCGCGAAGGTTACTCCCTCGAAGTGGCAGCGTTACCGGGACAGAAGATCGCAGTAAAGACTTACGTCGAAGCGCAGTAAAAATAAGGGGGAGGGGTGTTTAACTTGCATATAGCAAGTATAGACCGGCATGGTGTCCGTCGCGTGCAATTATCCTGAAATCGACCGGCGAAGGGAGAATAAAAATGGCGCTTGTGAGAGTGAACGGCCCGCAGACGCACCCCGTCGATCCGGATGACGTCTACGATCACCTGCGGCTTGTCTTGGACGGCGGCTCGCCAGAAGCGCCGATCGACGCGGACTATGTTTCGTTCCTCATTGATGCGGCGACCGAAGCCTTTGACGGGCCACAAGGTTTCCTCAATCGCCCCCTGATCGCGCAGGATTGGAAACTGACGCTCGACGCCTTCCCCACCGGCGCAATCTGGTTGCCGCTTGCCCCCGTGATCAGCGTCACGCAGGTGGCCTATCTGGACGCGGATTTCGTCGAGCGCGTCGTCGATCCTGCCGACTATGCCGTGTTCGGCGCCGGGGACGCGAGCGGCGCGCGGGTCCGCCCCCGCCCTGGCAAATCATGGCCCCAGGCGGTCGCCTTTCCGGAGAGTGTCGCGATCGACTTCCGGGCGGGCTATGGCGAGTCCGCTTCCGACGTGCCGGCCCCGGTCCGCATGGCGGTCGCTCAGTATGCCGCGCATCTTTATGAGAACCGCGAACCGGCCGTGGTCGGTGTCTCCATCGCCCCCGTGCCGTTGAACCTTCGCGATGCGGTGGCGCCGTTTCAGTTCTGGGGGGCGCTCGGATGAAAGGCCGATCCAAGGTCACCGGCGTTCGGCACACGTCGCGCGCGCTTGGCCAGATGGGCAAGAACCTGCTGCAGCCGGTGAATGAGGCCAGCCGTTTCAGCCTTCGCCAGATCGTGTCCCAGGCCCGGAAAAACCTCAAGGCCAACGGCTCGAGCATCACCGGAGAGCTGGCGAAGTCGCTCACGGTCAAGCGCGATCCCAAGTCGCCAAAGTCCAAGCCGCGCCACGTCGTCGGGCCGCGATCGGACAGCCCCGCCGTGCGCCGTGCGCATCTTGTCGAGTTCGGCACGGCGCCGCATTTCCAGCCCGAATTGAACCGACTTCACCCCGGCGCCGCGGCGCACCCGTTTCTGACGCCGGCGTATGAGGCTGAGAAAGAAACCGTCGTGAAGCGCTTCGGGCAGCGGTTCGGGCAGGCCGTCGACAAGAGGGCGAAGCGCCTCGCCGCGAAGCAGGGGAGGGGCAGCCCATGAGCGCCGTCGGTGCCACCGTCCAGGCCCTTCTATCCGACCCCGCCGTCACGGCCATCGTCGGACAGCGCGTCTTTCCGCTTGTGCTTCCGCAGGCCGTCGAACCCCCGGCGCTCGTCGTCGAGATCGCTTCGCAGCGCGACATGGCGACTCACCTCGTCGGCATCGGCGACAACTTCGCCGCGCGCGTGAACGTGTCCAGCCTGACGACCGACCCGGCTTCCGTGCTGTCGCTTGGCGAAGCCGTGCGGGCATCGCTTCACGGCCGCACCGGCACCTATCAGGGCTTCGCGGTGCGGTTCGAATTGGCAGAAAATGACATGACCGACTGGAACGATGACCGGACAGCCTTCCGCCGCGTGGTCGGCTTCTCCGTTTGGTGGAGGGCTCTGACATGAGGGCGGGCAGTCTCGACAGAAAGATCACGGTCCTTCGCCAATCCAGCCCCGGCCGTGATCCGCTCTACAACACGCCGATTCCCGGCGCGTGGGAACCGATCATGTCACTATGGGCGCGCAAGACGCACAAATCCGAAGACGAGGAAGTCGCGGCCGGCCATCGCTACGCCGAACGCGTCATCACCCTGCGCACACGATGGGCCGGCGGCATCGAAGAAACCGACCGGATCGAAGTCGACGGCGAAACATTTGAAATCGCCGGCATTCGCGAGATCGGCCGGCGCGTCGGGCTCGAGATCAAGGCGAGCACATTCCCGAAGGAGAGTTGAAAATGCGCGGACGTAAACCCGAACGGGCGAGGATCGAAGCGAGGCCGATGAACGATGCGTTCACGACGGTGCCGAAGAGGCCGGCCGGCCTGCCGAAGGAGAGTTATCAGGATTGGTTGAACACCGCCCCGGACCTTGTGGAGCGCGGACTGTTGTCGTCGGCGACGATGCCGCTCCTCGAGACATATCTGTCGGCGCTTCTGGTGGTCCGTCAGGCCCGTAAGAGCGTGGCGCAAGACGGTGCGATCCTCAAGTCGAAGGACGGAACGCCCAAGGCCAACCCGGCCGTCGCAATGCTCGAGAAATACGGCGCCCTGGTGGCCCGGCTCGGCTCGGAGCTTGGCTTGACGCCGGCCGCGCGCAGCCGTGCCGCGATCCGACAAATCGAACGGCCGAAGGAAGAGACCCATGAAGACCCGTGGGCCTGAGTGGGTCTTCGACGACTCCCCCATTGACGACCCGTTCGGTTACGGACAGCGCGCCGTCGACGCGATCCGGGCGCTTCGGCACCCCAAGTCCAACCTGCCAGGGCAGCCGTTCCAGCTTGACCCGCCGTTCGAGCGAATCGTTCGCCGGATCTACGGCCCCCGTGACGAGCGCGGCGGGCGGATCGTGCGCACGGTCTACTTTCAGGTGGGCCGGGGAAGCCGCAAAACGACCTTCGCGGCGGCGTTGGCCTTGCTCCACACCGTGGGTCCCGAGCGCGTGCCAGGCGGTGAGAACCTGTTGGCCGCGGCCGATCGGAAGCAGGCCGGGATTGCCTATCGGGAAGCGGAAGGAATCATCAAGGCGCATGGCGCCTTGGCGACCCGGACGAAGATCCGCCCCAGCGCGAAGCGTATCACCCATTACGACACCGGCGCCTTCCTCGAGGCGATCAGTTCTGACGCGGACACGCAGCACGGCCGCACGCCGGTCTTCTCGCTTGTTGACGAGCTTTGGGCGCACCGGAAGCGCGATCTGTGGGAAGCCATTCGCACCGGCGCGGCAAAGGTGCCCGGGTCGCTGATTGTGGTCACGACCACCGCCGGGCGGGGAACGGAAAGCCCGGACTATCCATTGCTTGAGTACGGACGAAAGGTCCAGGCCGGTGAGATCGACGACCCGGCCTTCCTGCCGATCATCTTCGAGGCGCCTTCGGATTGCCCTTGGGACGATGAAGCCGTATGGCGCGCTGCGCTTCCGGGCCTCGAGTACGGCTATCCCGATATCGGCAGCCTTCGGCAGCTTGCCCGCGAAGCCGCGAACCGGCCCGGCGATCGGGAGTCGTTTCAGCAATTCTTCCTCGGCATCCGCCAAGAGAACAGCCTGTCGCCATTCGTCGACATGACCATTTTCGATCAGGGCAGGGCGGATCTCGATCCGGCGGAGCTCGAGGGCTTCCCATGCTGGATCGCGGTTGACATGTCGTCGACAACGGACCTGACGGGCGTCGTGGCTGTCTTCGCGACTCCTTCCGGCCTTGTGGCGCTGTCCTGGGCTTTCGTGCCGGCCGATAACCTGCAGCGGAAGGCGGATCGCGATCAGGCGCCGTACCCCCGTTGGGCGCAAGAAGGGTGGATCATCGCGACGCCGGGCAGCGTGATCGACCCCGGCGCGGTGGAAGCGCACATTCGCGGCCTGTCGGAGCGGTTCGAGGTTCAAGAGATCCTGTTCGACCCGGCCTATGCCGCGGCCGTAATGTCCCCGCTTCTGGAAGACGGGCTTCCGGTGGCGACCATGCGCCAAGGGTGGGTTACGCAGTCGCCGGCCCTGAATGAGCTGGAACGGCACATCCTCGGCAGGAATCTTAAGTGGGACTCACCTGTCTTGCGTTGGTGCCTGGCGAACGTGTCCATTCACACCGACACCGCCGGCAATCGAACGATGCACAAAGGCAAGAGCCGGGACAGGATCGACCTTGCCGTCTGTCTGTGGATGGCGGTTTCGCGCGCGGCGGCGGGGGAAGTTACCGGCGGCATTCTGGAAGACGAGGCGTTCGACCCGGCCCGATTCTTCGTGGATCTCTGAGCGGCAAAATATGGCGCCGAATATGGTTTCCCCATACGGCCGCACCGGGCAGGGTGGACGCATCGTTAACCAGCGAGGGCAGACCCATGAACCCGAAAGAAGTGATTGACCGGCTCGAGGCGGACGGCCTGGAAATCCTCTACGATGGAAGCGGCTTTTTCGTCCGCCCGCAGGACGACGCACGCGAAGCAAGCCTTGTCTGGTGGAGCATCGCGGGCGCGGGCTTCATGAACGATCCGGCCAATGCCGATGCGATCGCCGACGAGCTGGACCGGCGCGACGAAGCGGCGCTCGAGGTGATCCGGGCCCTTGCCGCGCTTGTCGAAGACGAGGGCGCAAGCGGGCTCGACCGGCTGGCCTGAGAGTGCAGAAACCCGTTACCCCGGCGCGGTGTTGATCTCCGCTATTCCGGGGTAACGGGGGTTGTTACCCTGACCGTTACCCCGACCCTTTTTCGATGCCCCTCAAATCCCGCTAAGTGCTTGGTCGGGCAGGCCGGATTTGAACCGACGACCCCTTCACCCCCAGTGAAGTGCGCTACCAGGCTGCGCTACTGCCCGACGTGTCCGCGCGGCGACGCCGTGACGCGAACCCGCTCTTCCTAGCCGCTTCGCGAGCCCGGCGCAAGCATGCGAAACGCGGTCTCCTTCGGGTTTTCCCGTCTCTTTTGGCGTGTGCGCCGTCGCCAGGCGTGTTCCGCCGCGATCAGACCCCACGCAAGCCCATAGAGCAGATAGACGTGGCGCCAGCGGTCGGTGTCGATGATCACCGACAGGAGCATATGGCCGGCCAGCACCGCGAAGACGCATTGCGCCACCCCCTGCCAGGGTCGCGACTGGAACATGAGCGGGAACAGACTGACGAGCGTCATGCCGACCAGCGTCAGATAGGCCACGCCGCCGAGCCAGCCGTAGGTGGTGAACGCCTTGAGATAGGTGTTGTGCTCGTCCTCGGGAAAGAAATTGCGGAATTGCAGCGGCCCGAGCCCGAGGGGGTGGTCCAGCACCATCTGGAAGCCGAGACTGTAGCGCGCGAAGCGGCCGAGGCGGGCGGTGTCGTAGTCCTGGGTCAGCTTGGCGCGCTCCAGCAGCATGCCGGAAATCGCATCCACCGACAGGGCGACCAGGATCAGGCCCATGAGCGCGAGAATGCCGAGCGCGCCGAAGCCGAGAAGGCGGGCGCGCGCGCGGCCGCATCGCGTGCACACGAAGGTCACCGTATAGATGCCGAGCCCCGCGAAGGCCGTCAGCCCCCAGGCGGCGCGCGAGAAACTCAGCAGGATGGCGAAGCTCAACACGCCGAGGACGGCGAGCGCCCAGACGCTCCCGCGCAAGGGGCGGGTGAGAACGGCTTGCAGGGCCAGCGCCCAGGGCAGCACAAGGAAGGGACCGAAGACGTTGGGGTCCTCGAAGGTGCCCTTGGCGCGACCGTAGAGCGTGAAAAGCTCACCCGGCAGCAGGCCGAAGTATCCGGCAATACCGATGATGCCGACGATCAGGGCGCTGATCGTATAGGCGTGACCGACGGTGGAAAGCAGCGAGGGGTCGGAGGCGATCACCGCGGCGTAGAAGATCGCGGTGACCGCGAGGAACGCGGTGATCGCGATGTAGAAGACGGCCTCGCTGAAGTCGTCCGACATGAGCGTCGCCAGGAGCCCGCCTGCGATGAACAGGGCGATGAGGGCAATCAGCGGAGCGATCGCGATGGGAAAGCGCGGGCCCGACAGAAGCCAGGTCGCGAGCAGCGCGACCATCGCGAGTTCGTAAGGCGCGGGTTCCTGCAGCACGAAGCCGCCGAGAAAGACGACGATCCAAAGCGCGACGGCGATCAGCGTGCGCCGCGTCAGGCTCACCCCCGGGCGTGCGGACGC